AAGATATTATCACCTTGTGCTGTTTGTAGAGCATCACCTTCGGCTGTTTCTAAATAAAATGTTTCAACGGGTGGTGGTGGTGTTGTAGTTGGAACATACCCACCAATCCTAACCAATTTTTCGGGTTCAAAAACCCACGGCTTTATCTTTTCACGTAAAGCTTTTTCACGCTCTTCTAATGTCAATTCCTTAACTTGTGGAACGGGAATTTCGTATGTCTTGAATTTACCTAAAAATCCGTGTGATATTCTATTCATTTTTTATTTTTTTAAGGCTTAAAAAGGGGGGTTTTTACACCCCCCAATTATTATGTAAATTATTACGCTACGATTGTAATACCAGACACAACATTTTCTAATGTATCGTCTAATTTCATCATAGGGTCTTTACTGAAAAACGTAAGTGTGATTGAATATGAAGAAGCATCTCCAAAATTCACACCAGTCGCAGCAGTTCCAGCACTTAAATATCCGCCTTGGAAATCTGTTCCCAAGTAGTAGATATTATCATTGTTGTCATAAACCGCAACTTTTAGCCCTCTATTTTGACTTAAAAGCTTAATTTGATTGCGAACCGCAGTATCTAATTTGTGGAATACCATAACCAAATCTTGCTGATAAAATAGTGAGCCGTTTTCAAGTGAATTATTGATGGTTTCAGTCAATGAAGACCCACCATTTTTACGCATTTCATAAGTGTATGCGTTTCCAGTGCCTGAAATCACAGAGATTTCACCAGCACTTTCAGTATATCCAGTAACGTCCTGGAATATTACTACTTTTTCTATTCCGCCAGTTTGAGCTAAACAACTTTCGTTGATTGACGCACTTACGGAACAACTTGAATAATCAGCCATATCTATATTTTATTTTACAAGTTTATTTATGTTATTATAACAAATCATTTGATACGAAATTCTCTGGGAAAGCGATGTTCGTCGCAAGGATAAATTGTCCTTGTAATCTTATTTCTTGGTTGTCTTTTGAATACCACATATCTAATCTTTCTGTGTCATCTAACAATCCAACTCCAATTACCATTTGACTTGACTTACCCAAGACAATTCTATTCTTTCCAGCAAGACCTGGGACACCTACAACACGAATTTTTGTAGCGGGGTGGAAGGTAATAAATTCCGTACCAGCTTGTGTAGCGTCTCCGTAAGGAGCATAAAAGTTAGATTGACGTAAGTTAATCACGTAGTTATTGTAGTTTCCTGGTGACATAAATACGATTAAGTCATCGTCTTCACGAATAGCATCGGGACAAGCGGAAATAACTTCATCAACTGCCGTAAGCATTGTCGTAGATGAAGGTGTAGTCGCACTAACAACCAAATTAACACCAGTTGTAGCTGATGAAATTGTGTAGTAGAAACCATCATATCCGTCAGCAGCAGTTGTTGCCAACCAGCACTTATCTTCCACGAATTTCTGTAATTCTTTTACTTTCAAATCTGCGATTTGAGCTTCAAATGGAAGTTCAGCGTTTGATGCTGGATTGTTCAAGAACATACCAGCCCAATATGTCCTTAATTCAGTAGGACATAAACTTTCTTGGTAGCGATAAAGTTTCGTAGCCAAGTTTCTTTGTGTAAATGTTGTTGCTGATGTATTAGCAGCATTATCCCAACCACAACCACCAGAACCTATTGAAATGCTTGATGATAAAAGGTTGATACTTTGTGTTCCCTTTACGCCAGCTTGAATATAGCATAATGAAGGGGTTTTAGCTTTTACAATTGACTCGCTTATCAAAAGTCCTCCAACTTCGTCAGTATAGCTGGAAATATTTGTTAAATCAAAAGAAAAGCCGTGTTTGTTTAAACCATTTTTTGTGTTCATTTTTATTAAACTTTAATTTTATTTTTTATTTTATTTTATTGCTCTACGTAATACTGCCAATTGCTCCAATTTTGAAAATTGTTGTTCTTTCAACATTTCTACATATTGACCTTTTCTATCGTAGATTTTTTCAGCCGCAGGTTCAGCTGCGAATTTGCTGAATTTATTTTTTAGCTCTTCGTTTTCTTGACGTAGAGCCTTGATTTCGTTGTTCAAGGCTTCCAAAGCGTTTGCGAAAGTTTCCATCATTTCAATTTCAACTTCTACTTCTGCTTCTTTTTCCTTGATTTCAACAATTTTGCCGTCTTCAACAACGACAATTTTACCATCTTCGGTTTCGTGTTCGCCAGTTGGAGCTGGTTGTTTCCCTTCTTCGGTAATGATGTATAGGTCAGCACCTACAACTAAATCACCTTCTGTTTCCACAATCGTTCCGTCAATCAACGTAGCTTGCGCCATCTTGTTTTTTGACTGCTCTTCCAACGACCCTTCACCTTCTGTGTCTGGGTATTTTACACCCGTAATTTTACCTTCACCATCTACAACAATTACAATACCCGATTTGGTAGTGTGCTCGCCTTCTGGTGCCATAACTTCGTTTCCTTCTGCGTCAATAACATACAACATTTGACCTTCTGCGAAATCAACATCACCTTCTTTGTTAGTGATTTTTGTTCCGTCAGCCAATTCTGCTTCTGCCATTTCTTCATCAGTTGATACTTCTGGCAACATCAACTCACCAATTACCCCATCTTTTACCATTACCTTTGTTCCGTCTTCTAATACAACTTCACCATCGGGTGCTGGTAATTCACCTTCGGGTGTAATTACGTAAATTTCTGTTCCAACAGCCATCGTATCCATACGAAATTCAACACCTTCTGCGGTTTTGTAGAGCTCAAACTTTTCGTTTGTGAAGTTAAAAAGTTCTCTTACTTTGTTGATAATTTCTTGTCTATTCATTTTTGTTAGAAAATTTGGTTTATTTTTTAGGTAAATAAAAGATTTTCGTTAAACCAACCTTCAACTGAAAATCCATTTAATTTACCACTTTTTATTTTTTCCCATACTTGGGGGTTTTCTACCTTCATCGTTATTACCCAAGTCCCTTTCGGGTATTCAAGTCCTAACGATGTTGATTTGTCAAAGATTGGGTCTTCTACAATCCAACTTTCTTTAACATAACTATCTGCCTTTTTATCACTATGCTCAATATTACTTGCGTCAAGTAATTTATTCTTCATATACTTTTCTGCTAATTTCTTAATAGTATCTTCTGTGAAAAAGACATAGTAGAATTCACCATTAGGCTTCATCGGTGTTGGTGCCGATTTTCTAATGATAAATTTATTTGGGATAATTGCGGCTCCCGTTATTTCCATTTTTTCATCATTTGTTGAAAATGACAATTTACCTGGCTCTAAACTACAAGTCAGTCCGTCAAAATAGTATCCGTCTTTACAACCACAATCTTCTTTTGACATTTTTTCTTTAACGCAATTTGGGACTTCTTTACCATTTTTCATTTTTGTCCCATAAGCGACATAACCTTCTTGACAAGGGTTTTCATATAACATTTCTTCCCTATCCAATTGTTCCATTTTTCTTTGTGCCCAAGCAATACCTTCATCACCACCCCACGCAAGCCAAGCGACATATCCCTTGTCCTTCCAAGGCGTCCCTTTGAATTCGGGGTTGATTTCACTATTCTTTCTGTGTCTTTCAAAAGCCGCCATACGTCCAATTGTTTCACGTGAAATCTTTTCTTTTTTACACAAAGAATTAGCACGTTGAAGACCCGTAAGCTCCATACCACTAACTTCGTCCCTTCCGTGTTCGTCAATCCATCTTAACACCTTACAAGCGTTTTCACTGGCAGCTTCGGGGTAATCGTTATAACTTTCAAATTTGTATCCGTGTGATGAACAAGGCATATACACAATCTGTCCTTCCAAATCGTGTTCGTGAGCACCTTGACAACCTAATATTTCTGCTAATTTTTCTGCTTCTTCCCTTGTTGAAAATACTGGCATATCGTCAATCATATCTACAACAGAAAAACCACCCAATCGTGGTCCAATATTTACACCCTTACTTCTACCTTCTGCTTCTGCTCTTGCCGTAGCGTCATTACGGGTGTCATATAATACACCCACTTCTTCACTAATAAGTCCCCTTCTACTATTAGCAGAATTTAAGATTTTTGGTAATTGTTCTTTTGGGACATAAGTCAATTTAACCCATTTGTGTAAGCAGTTATAACTACCACGCCACATAAGGGCTGAATACCCACTTGGACCTACTGGATTTAGATTAGATAAAGCATCTATATCTTCTTGGGTAAATACCCTTTGAGCTCTTACCATTTCCTTACAGAATTCACGTGTGTTGTCCCTAATCTGTCCTACATACTTGTATCTAACACGTGGGTTGAAATCTTCTTCCCAATCGGGGTTTGGATTACTTGTTATTTGGAATTCTTCTTTACTGAATTCAGTTGGGATTGCTTCTTGAATTGCGTATAATACATACCCATCTTCCTTCATCTTACTTTCTGGTTCCCCTAACTGATTTATGTGAAAAGCCAATTCACCCATCTTGGTATTGTCTAATACATCGTAAATGGGTTGATAATGTTTTTCGTGTTCAAACGCAAGCCAGTTGCTCTCGTGGGCTGGTCGTTCAACTAATGCTATTCCGTCCAAACCAGAAATGTCATCAAATTCATCAATAGTGAGCTCTACTATCTTCATTACATATAAATATAAAAAATGTGTTTATTTACCAATTTATAATACAGAACGTGATTTTATTTGTCTGTCTAATGATTGGGCACTACTTACGTCTGTTGATACAACGTAGGTCTTAATTGGTGCTTGTGAAGAACCCGCAATTTGATTTAACAAATTCTGTTCTGCCGATGTCTGTGTTGTCATACTTGTAATTCCACCCGAAGCAAATCTACGACCACCCCCCGCTTGGTTGATGGAAGACAATAAGCCACGGAACATTTTACTACTTCTTGCGTTGATAATAGTTTCACCATTTGACACCATAACGGGTATGTTGTCCGCTCTACCACTTCCATTTCCTACTACCATACCATCAGCCGCTTTTACATTAGTATCTACCTTTACAATTGATGCTACACGAGCCAAACCTTGCGCGATTGCTATACCCGCTGCGACTGCCGCTCTAACGGGAGCATCGGGGGTAGGAATTAGTAATTGTGATGCGTATGCCGCTTGGGCTGCTTGATAAGTTGAAATCGTTGTTGAAGCGACTGCCAACATTTTACCCACTTCACTTTCCCTACCAGCCAATTCAGCCACAGCGTCCAAACCAGCAGTTGCCAGTTGAATACGTGCTTGTTCAGCTGCCGCTTCTTGGTCTCTTACCTTGTTTCTAATAGCCGAATATTTTTCAGTAATACTGGTGACCTTTTGTTCGTGTTCGTTTTCTATGGATACTAATTGTGCGTTGTATTGTAATTTTCTATTAGTTTCATAGTTGTCAAAATAAGCGTTGATGTCCGTAATTCTTTCACCTTGTTCTGTTCGTAATTGAGCTTGAATTTCTTGGAACCTTTTTATTTCAATTATACTTGTTCCAGTTGCTTCTTGTTCCGCTTGTAATCTTTTCTGTAATTCACGCTTGAAAACTTCATTAGCATCTGCTAATTGTTTTTCCCTTTCTTTTTCCCTTTGTTCTGCGTTATTTATATCAGCTTGGTATGCTTCATAAGCTGCGTATGCTTGGGTCTTATAATATCTGTCGTATTCAGCTTTTACACTATCTAATGTTTTTTTAGTATTTCTATAAAATTCGTCTAATTCTTTCTGCCTTCTTTCTTCTGTATCTGTCGCCCTATCAAGTTGCTTGTCCATAAGACCTATTTCTATGTTCGCTCTATCTTCAAGGACTTTGATTACCGCATCACTATACACCAATTCTTGGGCGATAAGTTGTTGTCTAAACGCATTTACCGCATCTAATGTTGCTTTGTATTTTTCTTCTTCCAATTGTTTTAATTTCAATTGGGTATTCGCTTGTATCAATAATTGAAGTTCCGCTTCTTTTGCTTTTGAAACACGTAATTCCTTCAACTGCTTCATCAACTTATCTTCGTTGATTTCTATTTCTTTTTTAGCTCTTTCTTGGGCATCAGTAATAAGGTCAAGGTTCAGTTGTTGTTCAAGGTCTGCTATTTGTTGTAATTCTTGTTTCCTTTTGTCTGCCGCTGCTTTCTGTTCTGCTCTTTGTTTATCACGTAATGCTTTTTCTTGGTCAAACAATTCTTTCTGTTTTTGTAATGACGCAAGTTGAGCATTTTGTAATGCGATGTATGCGTTGGCTTCTTCTTCCAACGCTTCCTTACTACTATCACTTAACGCATTTTGAGCCTTGATGGCGTCGTATCGTCTTTGAGCTAAAAGTTCTTCTTGTTTCGCAAGAGCAATTTCTTCTTTTCTTACTTCTTCAAGTGCCGCTTTTCTTTCTTCTATGGATTTTGTTTCATCGTTAATTACCAATTTAGCTGCCGCAATTTCCTTGTTCTGTCTTGCTCTTTCTTTGTTCAATTCACGTGTAGCATCAGCGATGGATTGTAATTCAGCCTTTAACTTCATCGCTTGGTTGAATTCATTATAAATTTCATCACCTACACCACTTACAGCACCTTTGACATCTTCTAATGCCCCACTAAAATCACCCGAAAAGAATTTGACTAATGCTGAACCTACCTTCAATACCCTATCACGTAGAACGTCCATAGCCGCTGAAATACCAGCGAAGATTTGGTCTAACTTTTCAGCCCCTGCCTTGGTAGATGCGAACGCCTTATACAGAGCCGTTAAAGCCAATACAATTGCTGCGAT